GCGAGAAGATGGACAAGAGAAAGGCCGGGGCCGGCGATGAGCCGAGCCCCGGCAGGATGCCGCGAGACGGCAAGGGAGGAACAAGCCTCGCGGGTGGAAGGCCCGGAGCCGACGTGGCTATCCCAGCGCGTCGCTTTGTCGTGCACCCGAAGGGAGGAGACAGGGCACTGACGGGCCGTCCGGGCGGCCAAAGGGGGTGAGAGGGAAAGGCGCGGCATTACTTGCGCGCTTCCCAGAGTAGCCGGGGCTCATGTCGCCTATCGGCGGCGCCCCACACGAACCACGCGTGGTCCTCGGTCGACCCATGCTCGCCTTCAAACCACTGGATACGATCGAGCAATGCGATCTTGGCAAGGAAACGAGGGTTGTCGCGGAACAGATCGGCTCTGGTCTTGCCGAAATCGAACTTGGCGGTGAGCAACAGCGCGACGATGCCATTGCACCGCCAGAGGGCACGATGAGCGAACTTGACGGCGTCGCGGTTCCCCTTGCCGTAGGGTGGATTGGTGACAAGATGCCGCGCTCCGAAGTTGATGCTCTCGTTCCCAAGGAAATCGAAGGTAGCGTCATGTTCTCGGCTGTAAGTCGCGATATCGCTGGTGCGGACAGACATCCCAGCAGCCTTGAGCACATCCGCGATTTTGTGGTTGCCAGCGGACGGTTCCCAGACAACGTCTCGATCGGGGTTGAACCCGATCGCGCGGATCAATGCCTGCGTCACCCACTCAGGAGTTTCGTACAGGTCATTGACCTGACGTTCGTACCCAGACGCCACGACGGTCATCACCCAGCCCTCCGCATTTCGTCGGAAGGGACTGCGACAGGCCAAAGGTCAGGGCGCCAGACGTGACGGCCGTGGCTGGTAGCGCGCTCCAGCATGACTGCCATGGCGGGCGATACGCGCCCGGCTTTTTTGGCCTTGTTGATGGCGACCTGAGAGCACCCCGCTTTCGCGGCAAGCTTGGCCTCGGAACCGGCATCTTGGATGGCCGAAATCAGGAGTGAGCGAGTGTCCATAACAACGAAATACAACAGAAGTTATGGAACTGCAACCACTAAAGTTTTCGCGACAAGCGCCATAACTCCGGTTATGGACGGCGATATGCCGTTAGGTGACCGAATCAGATCTGAACGCGAAGCGCGAGGGATGTCGCAATCCGACCTCGCGCGCGGGGTAGGTATATCTCAGGCTGCAATCGCCAAGATTGAAAGCGGCGAGACGACCAAATCAAAGTGGTTGCCCGAGATCATGCGCCTGCTCAATATCCCGGTGGGAAGCCAGCCGGAAGCACCCGCAGAGGAAGCCTCCACCGACCTGGCGCTTCAGAGGCAGTCAATGCCGCTGGACATTCCCGTTAAGGGGGTAGCTGTGGGAGGAAGCGACGCAGACTTTTCGTTTAATGGATCTGTATCTGAGTACGTCCGGCGCCCTCCGGGGCTAGCTAAGACTAATGGCGTCTACGCGGTCTACGTGACGAGCGACAGCATGTCGCCCCGTTTCGACCCGAACGATATGCTCTACGTCTCTGCACTGAGGCCAGCGGCCATTGGGGACTACGTCGTAGTCGAGCTGCACCCTGAGGAAGATGGGGTACCCGGGAAAGGGTTCATTAAGCGTCTGGTAAGAAGGGGCGCGACAGTCGTGAAGCTCCACCAGTTCAATCCGGACTGCGATATCGAGATCGAGACAGCCCGGATAAAGAGCATCCATAGGGTGTTCACGATCAACGAACTGTTTGGCACATAACAAGAAAACGCCGCCCGCCATAAGCGCGGGCATTTTTTTATTCGTTGCGATAACAAAAGTTGTTGACGCTCTAAAACACTAAAGTTATAACCGCTCTCACACCCACCGAGCTAAGGCTCTGGACCGGAGAGCGAGATGAGCGAGACGAAGCCTGCCGAAAAATGGATTGTCGGAGAGATCGGCTCATCGTTCGACAACGAGCCGGCCTTCTACGTCAGGACGGGGGCCATTTCCGCGCTGGAGGTGATGCGCGATGGCCCTGACATTGCCTTGTGTGCCGACAAGGCGATTGCCAATCGTATTGGCCGGCTCCCCCTTGTCGAGGAAGCTCTCCGTCTGGCGACGATTGCTGTCGATGCGACGGGGAGTGAACAGGAGATCGCCAGCACCAAGCTTGCGTTCAAGGATGCCCTGCGTCGCGCCTCCCTCTCGGAGGCTCGCTGACCATGGCCGCCTTCGACTTCAGCCACGACTTCGGGATTGAGCTTGATTTCGGCTCCTTTGCCCTGTCTGGCAGCTGGCTCCTCAAGCTCTCAACCGATGATCTGGGCTTCAGCTTCCGTCTGATCGATGCCGAGAGCTGCGGCTCTGGCGTGTCCAAGGCCGCCTTCGCTCTCGTTCAGGAGTGGGTGGACGACGACACCGCTCCTCGGCCGCGCGGCGCCAAGCATCGCTCTCTCGTTCGCCAAGCCTACATCGACGCCCTGAACGCCCGCGACGAAAGCCGCGAGGACGATCGGGCTGAGTGGGGCGTGCAGTTCCTGTCAGCTGCGGAGTAGGTCGATGGCCGATATCACAAATGGCGGTCCAGCGTTCCCTTATGGAACGCGCAGATACGACGGCGGCAATCACTACGTCGGCACTGAATATGCCCAAGGCATGTCTCTGCGCGACTGGTTCGCGGGGCAGGCTCTGGCCGGGCTCATGGCTCACCCAAAGTGCGGAATGGTCGGGCCGGGGTTCGAGGATAGAAACAACTGCGCCGCGCGAGAGGCTTATGCCCTAGCGGATGCCCTACTCGCCGAACGCTCCAAAGCCGGAGGCGAGTGACATGAGCCCCTACGAGCGCGCTGTCCTCATCAGCTTCGCGGTCAGTGTCATCTGCGCCCTCACTTGGGTCGCCAGCCTGATCGCCTATCCCCGCGTCACCCCTCTCCGCGAGAAGGTAGATCCGCCGATGCCGAGCGATTGGCTGGCCGATCGTCGCTCGCCTGAGCAGAAGCTTCGGGAGGCAGGCCAGTGATCCGCCGCGTCTATATCCCAGCGCCTGAGCCTGTCTCCGCGGCTCCTCTCGCGCGTAACACCCTCATCGCCCTCGCTGTCTACGCCGCCTTTCTGGTGGGCATCTACGGCTACGGCGTGGCCTCTCTCTTCTGATTGGAGCGTGTGATGATCGACCGCCGCATCATCCGCGCGATCATCGAGTGGATCGCCACCCGCCCGACGAAGCGGCGAGCCAATCAGCTCAAAGCCAAGCGGTTCGAACTGATCCACCGCATCCGCGTCGAAAAGGGCAATCACCGCAAGGTGCGTCACCTCTACGCCCAGCTTCAACAAATCACCGTCGAACTGCTCCGACTGGAGCGCAGGAGGATCGCATGAGCGACTATATGCGCGATTACAGGGCCGGGTCTCTCAAGACCGCGCTCGACATGGCATCTCAGCCGATCTGGGCCGCATCGAGCGCAGCCAACTACCTGATCTGCGCTGCTCGTCAGGTCGATCTCGTTCCAGCCGACCGGAAGAAGATCAACGAGCTCGCTGCCGAGCTGGAGATCACGGCGAAGGCGCTTCGCTCTGCTGCCGCGGCTCCCATCGCCAAGCCTTTCCTGTTGGAAGCGGCGGAGTAAGGGCGGTGAGCAAGTTCAGCGTCAAATGGCAGGCTGCTGATGGATATGTCGGGAGATCGAGGCCGCAGGAGCTCTCGATCTCTGCGGACGATTTCGAAGGCGACGATTCCGATCAATTCCTGGAGGAGCTTTTTTGGGAGCGCCTCGATGATGACTTTCGCCAAAAGGTTCAAGCTGAGCCTGACAACTTCGAAGAGTTCATGGCTTGGGCTCGATCGGAGCGCGACCGAAAGGCTCGCGACGAATGACCACCCTCTGCCGAGACTGCGATCTGGTTCACCCCGATACGCGGCAGCACGCCCCCTACCGCTGGCGGTGCATGGCGAACCCGGCAGAGCCGTTCGGCGGCTTTGTAGATCCCGACTGGCGGCCGTCGCCGCCCTATCACGAATGCAAGCGCATCAATCTGGACGGCGATTGCCCCGATTGGACGCCCCGTAGGATGCCGAAAGAGGCTAGCGATGATTGAGAAGAGCACAGAGATCACCGAGATCGCCAAGGCCCTGCTCGCATTCCAGGCTGAGGCCACTGGCGTCGTCAAGGACAGCCAGAACCCGCACTTCAAGAACCGCTATGCCTCGCTTGAGGCTGTGGTGGACGAGGCGCGCCCGGTTCTCCAGCGCGTCGGCATTTCGTGGATGCAGGCTCCCGGCAAGATCAACGCCGGCAATATCGGAATGACCACCCTGCTGATGCATGCCGCCTCGGGGCAGTGGATTTCCAGTGATATGGAAATCCCTCTCGGGAAGCATGATCCGCAGGGCGCAGGCTCTGCGCTCACCTATGCGCAGCGCTATGCGCTGATGGCTTCGCTTGGCCTGCCTCCCGTCGATGACGATGCGGAGACCGCTATCGATCGCAATTCCAGTTCCGCGCCCCAGCAAGGCCGGATCGCTGCCGGCGCGGGTTCGCGCAACTTCCCTGCGTCGGCAGCGCCTCTTTCAGGCGACGCGGCCCTGCTCGACAAGGCGCTTCGCATAGCTGCGGCGAAAGCCAGCAACCAAGAGGACTTGCGGTCTTGGTGGTCTGGCCAGATCCCCAAGGCCAAGTCGATGCTGCCGCCAGACGCGTTCGAAGACATCAAACAGCACGTCGCCGGCCTCGCTTCCGGCCTTCCTGAGAAGGCAGCAGCATGAGCGCCCCCGCTGCAATCTCTGGCGAGTTCACGACGATCAAGCACGTCCCGTCTCGCAAGGTCTATCAGCTCGTCATTGAAGTAGCTGAGGAGGCGGCTCAGCACGCGTTCGATACGCTCGGCATGCCGGGCCACGGCGGGCATATCGCGCTGGCGCGGCTTGTCGAAAATGCGCGGGGTAAACCCGAGCAAGTCAAGGAACGCACGCCCTTCACCAATCTGCCGCTCGCGCAGCAGGCGGCAATGCGATGCCAGGAGCCGGAGTTTGAACGGTTCTTGGCCGAGACAGGGCGGATCTCCGAGCTTGATCAAAATCAGGATCGAGTTGCGATTGCCGTGCGTCGGCTGTGTGGCGTCACGAGCCGTTCCGATATCGGAAAGGGGCCAAGCGACCGATCTCCGCAGGATAGCGGGTTCAAGTGGCGCGCCCTCGATGCCGAGTACTACGCTTGGCAGAGGGGGCGGAGATGAAGGGCTACACTCCTCGCAAGTACGTCCGACCGCCTCCGGTTCCGGCCGAGCGCCGGGTCTACGAGCTGCCCGGCGAACTCGTCCAGCGCATCAGAGAGTACGGATATCAGGAGGGCTGCCGGTCAGAGGTAGAAGCCGCCCGTGCTCTTCTTGATGCCGCGCTTAAAGCTCGGGGGATCTGATGAAGCGCCGCGAGTTCAGCAATGCTCAAAAAGCCGAGATGGTCCGTCGCGCTACCGACGCGAAGGGCAACATCTTCTGCGAAGGCTGCGGTCTCAACGTCACTGGCAAGGCGATCGAGTTCGATCACACCATTGCCGAGGCCCTTATCCTCGACAAGAGCCGCAAGCTGACGGCTGACGATGGCAAGATGCTTGGCCGGGACTGCTGCCACCGAGGACCTGACGGCAAGACCGCTCAGGACATGGCCGTCATTGCGGAAGCCAAACGTCGTGAGGCGAAGCATCGCGGGATCGGGTCGAAGCTGTCAGGCCCTCGCTTTCGCAAGCAGCCGCCGCAGCGGCGCGCGTCTTCCCCGTTGTCCAATCCCCTTCCCCCGCGTCGGCTACCAGGTGAGGTGTCGCGATGAACCAAGCTCCGAACGATCGCCTGCTTCGGCTGCCTGAGGTCAAGAGCAAGACTGGGCTCAGCCGCACAACGATCTACCGCCGCGTGACAGAGCGGACTTTCCCGCGCCCTGTCTCTCTCGGGGGGAACGCCATTGCCTGGCGCGAATCCGCCATCAACCAGTGGATCGCAAATCTGAACGAAACCGGCTTCGCGAAGGCCTCGTGATGCTATCGGAACGGCAATGTTTTGAGAGCGACCGGCTCCGCCAGACCATCGGTGATGAGGTCAGCCCAAAGCTGCGCAAGTTCCGTCCTGCGCTTGAGGTAGGCTGCCCGGTTATAAGCGCTCTCGACCTCATCTTTCGGGGTGTGCGCGAGCATCAGATCAATGATGGCGCGATCGTCCGGGAAACGCTCGTTCATGATGGTGGAAAACGTTGCGCGCCAGCCATGAGGAACATGGCGATGATGATATCCCGCCCGGTTCAGCATGTAGGCCATGGCGTTCTCGCTCATGGGCTTGTGAGCGTGGCGGTGGTTCGGGAAAACCATCGGGCCGTCACCGGTAATCGTGCGAATGCACTCGATCAGCTCAATCGCCTGCTTCGGCAGAGGAACGAGATGATCACGGCGCTCATCGTTCTTCATGCCGACCTGAAGCTTCATGCGCTTCGCCGGCACCGTCCAAATAGTCTGCCCGGGCGGCAGTTCGGACCATGGCGCTCCGGCGATCACACCAGGCCGAACTGCGGTGATGGCCAGCAGGCGAATGGCGAGCTTCGTAACGATGTGACCGTTCGTCCCGTCCACATCGACCAGAATCCTCTTGGCCTTGTCGAGATCCGTGACCGCCGGCTGGCGGCCCTTCACCACGGCGGAGAGAGCGCCCCCCACAAGGAGAGCAGGATTTGCGCTGGCCTTGTCGGCAGCGATAGCGAAGGTGAAAATCGAGCTGATGCGCTGACGAGCTCGGTGAGCGGTCTCAACCGCCCCCCTCGCCTCGATATCGCGCAAGAGCTGAAGGACCTGCTGCACGGTAATGTCCCGCACCGGGTATTCGCCGATAGCCGGGTATACGTCGCGCTCGATCTGATGCTTCACATCAGCGGCATGGACCGGGGACCAGCGCTTGAGGTTGGCTGCCTGCCATTCATCGGCGACCTTCCTGAAGGTCTCGGTCGTCTGCTTGGCGATGGTGAGGCGCTTCTGCTTTTTTGCCAGAGCTGGGTCACGGCCCTCCCGCAGAATGGCCCGCGCGGCATCACGCCCGGCGCGCGCATCAAGCAGGGTAGTTTCCGGGTATGGACCAAGCGAGAGCAGCTTCTCCTTACCCTGGAATTCGTATCGGTAGCGCCAGAGTTTGCCGCCGGATGGGCTGACAAAGACATGCAGGCCGGCCGAATCGGTGAGCTTGTAGCCCTTTTCCTTGGGCTTCGCGGCTCTGATTTTTGTGTCTGTGAGCATGCGATTTCCGGCGAAATACCCGGTTCATGCATTGCCATACCCGGCGAAATACCCGATACTCATCGGGCTGCACCGGTATCCGCTGAACCGTCCTGTAACGGTTATGCGCCGCGGAAGCCCTTCTTTTCAAGCCTTTTGGGACAGGAGCAAACGATGCGGAAAAGTATGGTGGCGGAGACGGAGACCGCCGAACTCAAGTCCCAACATATTGATTTTCAATGTCCCATCGGAAAGCCATCTTCGATAATACCCGGGAAAATACCCGGAGAGGATAATCCGCCCTCCCCCCGCGCCACCTGGGCATCCGGCTACCACGCCATGGTCGAACAAGGCCGTGGCATGGAGAGGCGTGCCCCCTCCTCTCCGAACCGGGAGGAGAGCCGACATGGGTGAGCCGCGAGTTTTATCGATCTACGACTTGTTCCCCGAACTGCGGGGGAAAATCCGGTCGGAGGCTGTTGCCGCCGGGCAAATGACGCTCGGGAATCTCATCGACGCCTTAGCGTCCCTCGATGGTGGACTTCAGATTACTGTAGACGCCTCAGGATCTGCGCCAGGGCAGTTCAGGAGCTACCGCGGCTACTATGAGCAGATTGAGTTCGACCCCTGTGGATCGAATTCGACCGTCGCCGAATTTCTGATGGCCGCGCAGTCCGCCAACGGCTCGACGATGGTGGGATACAAGGGCGGCGACTTCGTTATGCATCGAGATACGATGGTTTGGTGCAGCAGCTACGGCGCTGCGTCCGGCCTTCGACTTGTCGGCATCGGCATTGCTGACGGAGGTGTCGTTCTCCAGACCAAGGAGAGCGACGATGATTGATCTTCCGGTTATCGCCCGCTCTTCCTCGGTGGAGGGGTAGATGGGCGAGATCAAGCGCATCATTCTGGAGGCGGGTGGCGATCTCATCCTTCAGGTCCGAGCGGCTCATGCGAGCCTCCGCGACGGGCGTCCGTCCAGGAACGTTGCCGGGATCGAGTTCGAGAACGGCCAGCGTTTCGGCGTCAAATGGAACAAGGATTCGGTTCGGGTCTACCCAAAATCCCCCTCTCCGCAGGAGACCGGACGATGAGCCGGGAGACCACCCCCACCGAGAATGTGGTCGCGGAATGGCGCGCGGCCCAAGCCCTCTCCCGCAGCACGGAGAAGAACGATGAATGAAGCCGCGAAGCTTTTGCCTTGCCCGTTCTGCGGCAGCGCGAACATCGACCCCGAGGGCTGGGTATCGACCGAGCGCAAGGGGCCGGCGTGCGATGACTGCGCCGGGTGCGCGGACACCGTCGAACTGTGGAACAGCCGACCCCTCTCGCAGGCCGGTGCGGGCGGTGTGGTGGTCAAGCAGCTGGATTGGGTTGAGCAGGGACTGAACCATAGCCCAACGTGGCGCGCGGAAAGCAGTTTCGGTCGCTATCTGGTCTACATGCGATCAAACAACTCGTGGGCTTTCGAGCCGCCTAGTCTCTTCGGTGGCAAGATCGGGTTCAAGTCGCCAAACGAGGCAATGGCCACCGCCCAAGCCGACTACGAGTCCCGCATCAGGTCCGCCCTTGCGGCCACCCCACCCGCGCCCGTCCAGACCGCGAGCGTGGAGGCGGTGGCGGCCTTCCTGAAAGAGCGGGACGAGAGCCTGCTGGCCGGGGAAGCCGACGACGCGGAGCGCACGGCCAGCGCTCAAGAAATACTCCGTCTCGCCTCTCTCACGGCCCCGACGCAAGGGGATGGGGCACCCGAGCCGGTGGCATGGCGCTCGGTCCTGACGGACATGCTCGCGGCACTGAACCGCTATGGCCATGAGACCGGGGACGGCGATATCCCGGCTTCCCATAGGGCCTTGATGTGGCGGGCTGACCAGTTGCTCAAGGACCCTTCGCTGCCGGGCGAGGACGAGCCCAAGCTGCAAGAGCATGAGCGCGACATGATGATCGGCCTATTCAGCCAGCGCGCCAAGATTGCTGACAAGGACAAGCGCGCGCTCGACGCGACCGTTTTTCGAATGGGCATCGATGTACTCGCAGGCGCCACCCCCTCATCGCCCGTGTCCTCTCCCTCGCCTGCGGGCAATGATGTCGACCTTTCGTCTGCCGAGCGTATGCGTGGCATGAAAGAGGCCATCCGCCTCGCGAGATATCAGCTTCGCAGGGGGGCGAATGATCTCGGCGTCGGGGAGGTTGATACCCTGCTGCGGATGGTCGTGGCGTGCGGCGAGGACGGCTACATCCCGCTTGCCGAAGAGGGCAGCGAAGCAGCAGAGCGCGTGGGATCTCTCCTTCAGCGCGCCGTCTACAAGGCCGCGCAACGACTGTCGCTGCGACGAGGCTCCTACTGGCCGACAGTCGATCCTGAGCAGCAGAAGGTCTACCTCGCAGAAATAATGTCAGTTGTAGCGACAATCGACGAGGAACGCGGCGGCCCCGGCCATCATTACGGGCTTGGCTATGCTCAAGGGCAGGTAGACCTAGCCCTCGACAAGCCAAACCCCTCGCCTGCGGGCGGGGTAAGGGAGGCGTTGGGTTCGCCGGATGGATGGCGCGAGCAACGCGAAATCCTGGAAGGGTGGACGAGGTCGGCATTTCTGGCAGGCGAGAAGGTCGCTGATCCGGTTTGGCATAAGCGGGAGCTGTACGGCGATCTGAACCGATTGGTGTCGTGGCTGCACTCTGCCGAAGATGCAGCCCGCGTCGCCCTGTCCTCTCCCGCGACTGGGGAGGTGGTGGAGGCGTTTTCTGCCGAGTGGATGGAGAAGGCTCGCGAGATTTACGAGCGCTGCAAGTGCTGGCCTGAAAAGACGCCAGAAGGCCTCATGGCCTTGCTTGAGCTTCGCAACCACGTCTTTGCCGCCCTCAACCCCGCCCCCGGCCATGGGGAGGGGGGATTATGAGGGGCATCCGCGAGCTGTCCTCACCTACCTGGCAGCCGATCGAAACGGCTCCGAAGGATGGGACGGTCATCGACCTTTGGGCTGTCCGTGAAGCTACGGGCGAAGCCGACCGGTACGCAAACTGCATTTGGGCGCGTACGGTATGGGGCGGTGAGCCGATCGGGGAGCCCAGATGGCAGGGGCTGTATGACCGTTATTCGGTGGTGACGCCAACGCATTGGATGCCGCTTCCGCTCCCGCCTGAGAGTTCTGGCCGGAACCTAGCGGATGCCACCTCAAATCCCCACCCCACAGGCGATAAGGAGGGCCGGTCGTGAGCGAGCTTCAACTCCGTCATCTCTTTCGCGAAGCCGTGCGTCGCTATGAGGCAATGACGCCTGAGCAGCGCAAAGCTCATGACGAAGCGCAACGTGCCTCATTCGTCCGCGGAATGACAACTCCTTGCGAACACGGCGTGCTCGATTTCGAGCAGTGCGCCGAATGCCGCGCCGCACTCAACGAGGCCCGCGATGCAGACCAGGAGTCTTGCAATGATCGATGAGAAGGCGAAGAGCACCGTTGCAAAGGCGCTCTATGAAGCGATGGAAGGCCCGGTTAGCAACCAGGACTTCGCTAGGCAGCAGCGCCAGTGGGAGAGCGCTCAGGCCTTGGCTGTCGTCGCGATCGAGGCCTACGAATCCGCCAAGCCGAAGGAGGCGGCAGCCGAACCAAGCGTTCGTGCGACCGTCTACATGCATGACGGGCGGCGCTGCATATCTCTAAATGAGATCGACAGCCGGCTCAGTCGCTTGCTACCTGGCGAGCACAAGCTCTTTCTGGCGCCCGCTCCTCCGAGCGCCATGCTCTCAGCGGCGGGAGACAAGGAATGAGCGCTAACTCACCCTCAGAGCAATACGCCGAAAATGCATCATGCTCCGCCGCACCTGGGATGCCGAGCGAGGAAGACCTGTCGTTCATCCTCTCTGAGGAACTGTGGACCGAACACAGCGGAAAGACCCGCGGCATCCCTGAAGCCACTGCGCGCATCCTCTCCCTCATCCGCCCAGCGTTCGAGGCGAAGGACGCGGAGATCGAGATCGAGCGCGAGGTCTGCAAACAACGCGGCATCATGATCAGGGAGGAGGCCGCTAGGGCAGATGCACTTCAAGCCAAGCTCGCGCAGGCGGTGGCGATTGCGACCGAAAAGACGGAGGTCGAAATCCGCCGGAACGACGACGGGACAATCGACGAGGTCGTAGCCTGCGGAGCGAAGGTACACCTCGAACAGATGGACAAGGGATCGTGGTACCTCGGCATCTATTCAGGCGCAGGGGAGGCTTGGCAGTTCTGGCTCTACACGAACAAGCCCGACCGGACTGTGATCGCGATCAACGACGAGCACTCCCCAGCCCGTTCCGCTTCCGCCGCTGCGAGGGGAAGTAGATGAGCCCGCAGGAACAATCAGTCCTGCGGCTCGTGGATTGCGCGCCGGTGGCTGTCGGCTCATGCGAGCCAGAGATGAGCGCTCTTAGCGACCTTGGCTATGTCGAGAAGTTCACAGAGCGCGTTGGGCTGGAAGACCGGCCAACGTGGCGGATTACGAAGAGTGGACGAGAAGCCCTCTTCGCGCTCGCAGAGGGGAAAGAGGGATGAAGCACCCGCGTGACCCCATGTATGGCAAACCGCCGCGCTGGGGCGCTACGAGCCCGACCACATGGCGCGATCCATGGAAGTGACAGTCAAGGCGCTATGGGAAACGCGCGACACCCTCGCCTCCGGCAAGGAGAAGCCATAGACTGGGGGGATGGGCCTGATCCTCTCCCGCACCTATCCCGACGACCCGATTCAGGCGAACCGAGAGCACTTCTGGCGTGTGACCAGCGAAGGCGTCTACATCGGGTCGATCGTCCACCAAGCATGGCAGCAGAGCCCCGTATGGCATTGGACAATCCAAGTCCATGACCCATCACCAGACCTCGGCAAGCAAGGCGTCGCTCAAACGCGCGATGATGCGATGAAGCAGTTCCGCTCAGCTTGGGATACCTACCGTGATTGGCTTGGCGATGAGCGCTGGCTGCAATGGATCAAGCACATGGAGCTTGTGAACGCGCGGGCGGGCAAGGGCAGGTATTGAAACGCCAAAAGAGCCGGCGGCCCCGCCCGCATGACTGATGAGGAGGATAAGGGATGAAGTTTAGCGAGTACCTGCCGCAGTGGATGACGCCGTGGTGGGCTACACGTGCGCCCGGAGCTGAGCGGGGGGTCAGAATATGGAACGATAGTGGCGAAGAGATCGGACCGGAAAGCGCTGCTCGAATAGTAGAGACTATGGCAGAACAGGAAGCGATCAAGATCGCCTCCGCGTGCCAGGATGACCACTATTACGACGACATACGTGACGAGGCGACCGCGTCTTTCGTGCGAATTGCCGCCGCACTTCGCGCTCAAATGTAAAACGCAAAAAAGCAGCCGACGCCGCCCCGAAGGACAGCGCCGGCTAGTTCAACAGGGAGGTGCTGTCTGGTTAGCGCCGGGTGGGCCTCTGGAACGTGGTCCCAAACTGGCGCTCGATGATCTCCCGCATCACGCGGATATCAGCCGATTGGCCGTTCACGGTGTCAGTCAGGCGCTCAATCGATTTGGCAGTGTTCAGCCCCGCCTGCTCAGCAACCGTGATCCGGTATTCGAGGTTGTCCATCTTCCTCAAGCGCTCTTCAGCCTGGTTGAGGCGCTGCTCTTGACGGGAATTCTCGGCAGTCGTTTGCTGGAGGCGATCGCGGTGGAGCTGCTCGTGGCGCTGCTGCCACTCCTTGGTTTCGCGATCAGCGTTGGCGACCTGGCTGGCGAAGTAGCCCCACGTGGCGCCTGTCGATGCTAGGCCGGCGGCAATGCCCCCGAGTATCACCCACGTATTGAGGTTGTACTCGAACCGGCCTTTTTCCGGCATCTTCATGTCAGCCACTCCGGGTCACCCTTCGGGTAGGCGACGGCGTGTTAACCCTGCTGATAGGCACGGGTTGCGCATCACTAGGCTTAGGCATCTCGTATCCGATCCTCGCGGCCTCTTATCCAGGCTTCGGGGTAAGGCACGGGGCGGTGTTGCAAGCGCCGTCCTGTGCCGCTCTGCTATCGTTTGGCGACCGTCTTCACCGCGGCGTCGATTGCCTTTCCGGCGATCTGTCCGGCGGTCGGTGTGGTGGCCTGCTGCGCCAGGGCGCGCATTGCGTCGCCGTTTCGGGCCGATCCGGCACTCGACCCGATCCAATAGCCGACGACTGCGGTTGCCAAAGACTGCCAGGCCCCGAGAAGGTACAGCGCCACGTCGCTGCGGATGCCGGCGCTTTCCGGCTTCATGGCGAGGAATGACAGACCGACGAAACCGGCCATGACGATCACCGAGACGATAGGCGCGCCCCAGGCCATCGACGAGCCGCTTTCCAGCAGGCTGATGGTGTGCTGGCGAGCCTCCTGCCTATCCTTCAGGATCGCGTTCAGCTCTTCGAGATAGCCCGGCCCGCGATCGGCCTCTACGCGGCGCACAGCGGCTTCCGCAGCCGGGCCGCCTGTCTCGATGGCCTCCTTGACTGCTTCGGGCGTGGCAGGCGTCCCTAGGGCTTCCGCGAGCGCTCCGACGACTGCGGTAGCCAGTGCGCCCACCGGGCCTCCGATGATGCCGCCAAGGATAGGCGCGCCCGCCTTGGTCAGGACTGCGATCAGGTCGTTCATGCGGAAGCCTTCTTCGTGAGAGCAGACCAGAAGCGCGACCAGAAGCCGGGCTTGGGAAGCGGCACGTCGCTGACGATCACAGCCGGCGGCTGGTGGTCGATCGGAGGTGCGGGAGCTTTCGGGAGATCTTCGACCGGGACAGCGTCGGAGGTGTTGGCTGCGGCCGGGCTCGCTACGGGCCTGATAATCTGACGCGCCAGCTTGGCGATCTTGATCCGGTCAGCCTCATGGTTCGCTGGGTTCTTGGCCTTCGGGTTGCCCCGGTTGATCGCTCGCGAAATGGCCGCGGTCTCGCCTCGATCGGCGTAGGCGTTCAGCCCTTTATCGTTCCAGTACATGACGGCGATGCGGGCGCTGATATCGGGCCGCGCTGCCAGTCCCGGCTCCTTCAGCAGATCGAGACCCAGCCGCTTGCCATAGGCGGTGTAGTTGGCGCGGCCAGTGCACTGGAAGATGCCGCGACCCTTGAACCTCACGCCGTCGCCGGCAACGACGTTCCCGAGATCCTTGCGCCCTTCGTAGGCCTTCCCGCTGGCGTACTCCTCCAGCACGCGGAAATAATCGGTCTCCAGGCATGCCTGAGCGAGGAATTCCGCGACCCTGGCCGGCGTGTTGATCCCGCCATAGGTCAGGTAGCTGCGGTTCTCGACTATCCCTGCCACTACGGCAGCATTGGGCTTCGCGCCGCACGCCTTCGCGAGCCGCGTGAGATCGTCAGCGGTGAACATAGATTGCTCCGGAGATGAGAATTATGCGCGCTTACGGGGCGTCAGCGATCAGCGATCGCGCATTGCGTGCGCGCTCTGTGCGTGCAAAATGGGCATCCGACCAACTTAGGCAGACCGGATCGCCATGGATGATGATCTGAGGCATTGGATAGCAAGGGCGGTCAATTTCGCATGCACCTTGCTAGGCGTCTGGATGGCGACCGGACGGTTCCTGCCGGCGATTTTCATCGCAATCGTCTCAACCGTTCTGGCGGTCGTCGGCTACGCGTGGGTAGTCCTGCAATCCTTCGGCGCTGCCGCCCTGATGTTTGGCATCCTGAGAGTCTTCGGAGCCGTATCGATCTGATTCGGGACGGAGGATCAGAACAGGGCTGCGAGCTTGGCGACCCATAGGTCAGATGCTGCGTTCAAGCCGGATGAATTCCAGTGCACGCCATCGTGGCGATATGTGCCATTCAACGTGTCCGTGTCAGGACCCGCCAGGATATGATTCGGCACGTTGACGACGGCCGCCTGCGCAGCTCGGATCGTAGTCTTTCCAGGGTCTGTGGCAGGGAAAGTGCTTTGCGCGATCAGCCACGGCACCGCAGCAAGTGCAGGGTCGAGCGCCCGAAAGTTCGTGATGATCGCGGTGAGCCGGTCTTGATAATCTGACCCGCTCGTCGCTCCGGCGGCATCGGCCTGGCCCTGCTCCCACATGACGCAGGACGGGACAAGATTGATCGCCTTCATCCTGTTCCACGCAATGCGCAGACGATCAGCGAGCGGCCCGGTGGCCCAATTCGCGACCGACGTCCCGCCGATCGCGACATTCACCAGCGTCACGCGGTCGGTGTAGTTCGCCGCAATGACCTTGTTTGCGATCGGGATGCCAACGTTGCCGTTGGCCAAGCCGAGCGCTTCTCGGTTCGGGTCGTAGCCAGCACTAAGCAGCGGGTCTTGAGCGGTGTAGACCCCGCCGTTGTTGATGTTGAGCATGTCGATCTGGCTTGAATAGGAATTCGTCGCCAGCACATCAGCGAAGCTCGCCATCAGCGATTGGCCTACCATGAGCGGGGCGAACCGTCGCTGACCGGACGCGGTGCCGGGATAGACCTGCGTCCGGCCGGTCGTGTTCGCAAAGGCTAGACCGAGCGACTGGCTGGAAGATGTAAGCGCAACCGGGTCAGGTCCGGCGCTAGACCATGAACGAGAACGCGTCATCCCATCAGCCTGCCGGAGATGCCGCCTTCGTACATCGTGAACCCAGCCGCACCCACTTCGATATGGGACAGAAAGTGGAAGCCGACCCCAGGATATCCGCTGTAGTCGATGCGGCCATACGAGACGAGGGTGAGGCTCGCATTTGGTTGCAGCAGGTTCATGAGCCCGTCAGACCCGGCGTTGGTCGAGGAGCTGTCTAGGCCCAAATAGACGCCGGCAGAGCCGGTAGTAGTGGTGGTCGCGCCTTGAACCGCAAAAGCATCGACTTTCGCGCCAGTCAGGCCGGTGACAAATTCCAACCGGTTGAGAGCGTTGCCATTGGCATAGCGGGGCGTTCCGCTGGTGTAGGCCCACGATCCAGCGGGGTCGGTCCGGCGCATGTGTAGCTCGACTTGGTTAAACGCGTTCCAAAGGAAGCGTTTGGCGACGCTGTCTTCGGTGACCCCATCTGCCGTGGTGCGGAGCGTTCCGAGATAGCGCCCGGCCCGCGCCGCCGCGGAGATCGTGTTCCCGGACGCCGATCCGAACCGCATTGTTATGGCGTTCTTGTTGACCGGCTGGCCCTTGAGCATTTCCAGTTCAGTCGTGCCAGCGCCGGTTCCACGCCCGGTGTCCGAAGTCCATGCCGGGCCGGTCGCCAGTCGCAGCGTGCCGCTGTCGAGCACGGCGAACAGGTCGAAGTTTTTGCCGGACTGGTGGTAGCCGGTGTGACCCGAGTTCGAGCTGAGCGCGAGCGTCAGTTCGGTGAAGACCTGAGGGACGAAGTTCGTGCCGTCATAGATCGAGATCACGTCACCTTCTGCCGGGGTGTAGTAGACGTTCGTCGCCCCGACAGTGTCAGCCGACGTGAAAGCCGTGCCGCTGACCAGTGTCAGCCGGCCGGTCGCCAGCGGGAACAGCGCCAGCACGTCGGCTCCGAGCTTGGGGATCGTGATGGCTGCTGCGGCGATTTTGGCTGTAGTGACAGCGCTGTTATCGATCGTCCAAGTGTCACCAGTGCCGGTGACGGTGATGTCGCCCTTGTCGCCGTTGGTGACGGAGCCAGGGATGCCTTGATCCCCGCGAGGAATCGTCAGGTCTAGCGTCTGGCTGGGAGGCGTCCCTGTGATCAAAGCTGAAGCGCTGGAGCCGGCCGCACCAGTCGTCACCGTGCCAATCGCGAGTGAGTTAGGCTGACCGACATCGCCGCGGGGAATGGTGAACTGGAGAACAGCTGCTTCAGGCGTGCCAGTGTTCGCGACGGATGCGTTCGACCCCGGCGCCCCGGTGATCGTCGTCGGGTTGACCGTGACCGTTCCAGACGGCCCGGTAGCGCCTGGCTGGAAGCGGAGTTTGATCGGAGAAGGGCTGCGCAGCCGAACGTTGATGTTCATGCGTTCGGGCTCCACGTCACGGTGATTTCGCCGTCGAAGACCTGCTGCACGCGCCCGGTCACTTTGTCGGTGATGATGCAGCCGTGCTTGTAGGTGCCTGGGGCCAGCCGATAATCGGCGCCGGGGTCAATGATGACGGTGGCAATGCCGTCATTGACGGTGATGCCGTCACCCTCCGTGAGGTGCAGTGTCTGGCAGCCCGCCAGGTCATAAACCCACTCGTAGGCACTCGGGGCCACGTCATCGATTATCTTGAGGGTGAACAAAAGGCTCTCTGCATTCGTCATCGACGACGAGACATCGAGCGCTCCGGCGCCTGACATTGGCGGTCTCCAATAGAAAAAGCCGCCCCGGAAGGAGCGGCTTGCACGAAATGTCCGAGATCTTGGCTGATCTAGCCGTGGACTCGGGATCGAGGTCACGGCAGAATGTTCAACCTAGGCGGGATGGGGCGGCGATATGACGCTGACGGAGTGGCTTTTGACGGCGCTGGTTGTCCTAATGGCTCTGACCGTTGTCTTGCTCTATTTTGTTCTGGAATTCATTGTGCAGATTCGAGACATTGTCAGGGCGCACTACCAACTGTTCTCAGGGCAACAAGCATATTCCACCGAGGCCACCCAACGCGAAATGTCGAACCGGATCGACTACATCGCTACCATGATCAGCAACTGGCGAAATGGGCGATGAGATACCTCTGGTACATCGCTCAGACGCTGTTCATCGGGTGGTTCACCTGGGCCGTTTTGCAGCGGCACCCGGAGATGACGGCCGGCGAACTGAGCATCCAGCTATTCATCTCCATATGCCTCTGCGCCTTCCTGACCGCCTGCCTCACTCGCCTGTGGGATTGGCTCACCGTTCGGAGGCAGCCCGCCCCTGTTGCGCGAGCGCCAGAAGACGAAGTGTTGCCGCCTGCGCCTTCGCACCGCCTGCCGCCTCTTTCGCGAGCTGACGGAACACTGGAAGCGCGGCCGGATCGGTGATCAGCCGAGCAAGTTCCTGCGTGTTCTTGCCGAGCTGATACTGCGCATAGCGCTCGCGGATCATCGTCGGCAGCACGGTAGCGCCAGATTTGATGACTGGGACAGCATCCGACAGCAAACCGCCCTTCGAAAGGCTGTCTTGAATCTCCTTGTTGAAGGCCGTCATGGAACCGATGCGCTGGCGCTGCCCCGTCGCCTCCGCTACGTCGAGGAACTTCCTGAAGCCCTGCCAGCGCACGTCACCGTTCGGGAGAGCACGCACAGCGGCCTCCAGAGAAGCGGCTTGCTCGGCATTCCCGGTTAAGGCTGCGCTGAACTTCGCTGCACCAAACTCATTGGCGCCTCCGGTCAGAGCGCGCGTGGCGTCATCAAATACGCTCTCTGCATGTGCGCGAACCAGACGCTCGGCAACCGCGGGGCTCTTTCGAGCAAGCGCTCCTACCGCATCCGCGACCTCGCCAGCGGCGCCAGGCAGCGGTTTCCGCGGGAACAGCGCATTGATGGCCGTCTCGGTCGTCGTATCTTTCGCGGCAATCTTGCCGAGCGGGCCGTCGATGATCGGCTGAAGATAGCGCTCGCGTAGTGTCGCCTGCTGCTGACGAGCAGCGGCATATGACGGGGCAGCAGCGTCCGCAGCGTTGATGATATCGCTACGCTGGCCGCCGATCACGGATGCCTTGAACTTCTCTCCGCCGGTCTTTGCTGCGTCTCCGAGATCCCGTACCCGCTTTTGAATGGCGTCGATCACAGCAACGCTGTCGTCGCCGAATTGAGCGAATTGCGGTCCCATAATCGGATCGGCGCGAAGTGCGGCCAATTCCTGTTTGAATGCCGGAATCTGGCTGATGCGGGCGAAGTCCGCGGGGTCTAGCCTCTGGACTTCAGCCTGAGCATAGAGAGGGCGCGTTGCGCGGTTGATAGCCCTCTCACCGTCGTCGATCACTCCCTGGGCAGCCCGGCCGGCTTGCGGCCCGACAGTCGAAGGCTGGATGACAGGTGGCGCAAGATCCTCCATTGCAGCCCGCCCAGCCGCTTGCATTTGCGCCGGGCGCTGGCTCATGAAGCCGCGCATTACCTCCCCGCCCTTCTCGGAGCCTTCAACGACGCGCTGAAGGCTAGTCAGGCTGGCACTGTTACCGGTGGTCTGCGCAATGGCCTCAGGCCACGTCAACGGCACGCCTCGGGACGCAGCCTCTTCCATCAGCCGACCGGCGGCCAGAACGTCCGCATCCGCGACATTTGTCATGTGAGCGGCAGCAGCGGCATTTGCATTGCCAGGCCGCGTCAGCATAGCGGCGCCTAGGCCACCAGCGAGCGCGCCTGCTACGCGGGCTGGAGCTTCTAAGCCGGTTCCCTTTGTCAGCTGCCCGGCAGTTTCAGACAGGATAGCGGGTGCAGCTACGCCGCCGACGATACGGGCCGCCGCAGAGCCAGGGATGAGCGCGCCGGGCGCGAATTCGCCGGCAGTGCGAGCATACTCTCCCGCGATGGTCTGCGGCTGATACTTGATTCCCGGAACCACGGTCGCGGCCGCATCAACCAGCTTTTCGCCAGAGATGACCTGATCCGGCGTCGGCAGATTGAATACAGTGTTCTGCCTGGCGGCCTCCGTTGATGAGGGTGGAGACGGGGCGTCCCAGCTACCTGTCTTGGCGTAATTGACCGCACGACCTACGGTCTGGTCGGCAAGCGCGTCCGCTCCCCAACGCAGCCCCTGCGCTACCGTCCCCGGAAGCCCGAGCAGCCCGATCGCACCACGAGCGACGCCAGCACCCGCCGACTTCGCCACATCCTCCGCGACTGAGGGAGCCTGCGCAAATGGGTCGTGGTCGACTGGCACAAGCTTAGGCTCGGTCTGCCTCCGGTTTGGCGCGGCCGTGACGACCAAAGGCCCGCTGCCGGTATCCTGCTGCGCCCCGGCGAAGGGATCGAAATCAACCGGGACAAGCTGGGGCTCGGCCATCATTGCACCTGAAGGTATTTGCCGGGGCGGTTCGGATCGGGGACGTAGAACCGTCCATCCGGCGCTTGGCGTGCTCCGGGGATCGACGGCGCCTCAGGTGGACGAGGCGGCTCCGGCGGGCGGCGTTCCTGCTGAAGCTGCGGAAGGCTTTTGAAGCCGTCTTTCCGCGACTCCTTCAGAGCGGCCATAGGATCGGGTAGCGCCCGCAGCTCCTTAATCGCCTCCTGCGGCTTCAGTTCGCCGGTCAGGGCACGATCAGCAATAGCGGCGCGCGCCGCCTTGTCATTCGCGACTGCTTCCAAGGTCGATAGGATCAGTTCATTGCCGCCGGGCGTCCTGATGAGGCTCGGCAATGCGCTCTTGAACATGCGGACATCGAGATCCGAAGAAGCGCCCGTGCCCGGTACGCGCTGCTGCGGCGTGAGCTTATCGACCAGAGCGTTGAACGCCTCGATCTCGCTGACGTTCGGCCCGACCTTGATGCCCCAATCAGCAAGACGGGCCTGGAGAGCGGCGCCGGCCCCGAGGTTCTGGATCTGGCCTCCCAGCTGCCTGATCTGGCCGATGATCGCCATATCCTGCCTCGCGCTGTCACCCTCTTTCGAAATGGCGTCCATGCGCTCGCCAAGGCCCTTCCCGACCGTCTTGGCGTATTCTCCTTCGCCCTTCTGGTCGATATTGACGTTGTTCTGCTGGCGAAGAGCTTGCTGATAGTCGAACAGCGAACCGGTGTAGCCCTGCTGGCGCGCCGCTGCGTAGTTCTTCTGGACGTCAGTGGGGCTCTGCTGCTGCCGCTGCGCCTTCAGCTCCTCAACGAGGATGTTGAGCCGAGACTGGATTGAAGGCTTGAAGCGATCTGGCGCGCCAGCAAGCGCACGCTGAAGGTTCATCACGCGAGGATCGTTCGCAATCGAGGATTCGACCTGCTGACCGCCGGGGATAGCGAAGCCTTGCGCTGGCGCGGCTCCCTGTGCCGGCAGATCGGCCATCGGCGTCCCAGCCTGGGGAGCTGCCTGCGCCATCTGAGTGCCCGAGCCGCGTTCAGCCGCATCCGCCCGAGCCAGCAGTTGGCGCGCAGCCTCGGGATTGCTCTGCGCATAGCGCTCCGCGTCTTGGCGGAGCTTAACAGGGTCGTCGCCGGAGATCGGAGCGACAGGCTGACTTGGAGCGCCCAGCGCCGCAGTCTGCACAGGCACGATCGGCGCAGCCACCTGCGGGGCGCCACCACCGCCGTAGGCCCTCGCGAATACGTCATCCCCGTAAGGCTGGCGTCCGTTCTCAACGCGGATCTTGGCCGCGATGAGACGCTGGCGCACTTGCGGGTTGGTCATATCCAGCGGCTGACTCGGGTCTACCCCAAGCTCTTTCGCTACCGACGCGACATACGCACCAGTGTTGTTCTCGCTCGGAGGCGCCCACCGGTTGACGATGCCCGCAACAGTATTGAGGCCGCGGCCGGCGTAAGACTGAAGCAAGCGGTCGGCTGCTACGATGCCTTGCTCAGGGGTCTCGAACTGCGCAAATCGGCCATCAGACCCTTTGAAACCAGGCAGCCCGGCCGTGAAATTGCCCGCCTCGATGTTCCCAGGGTTGTTGTTCCGGATTCCGCGTGGGAGTGACCGGTCACCAAATGACGTCTCCCCTTGGGAGGTCGCAGTGCTCGACGCAGACGGCTGAGCCGGGGCGACGGGTTGAGGGTTTCCTAGCCCCAGAAGACCCCCGTTGTTCGTCATCCAGTCGGCTTCTTGCCGGGCGGTCTTGCCGAGGGTGGCGATTTTGATCCCCGCATCGGCATCGCCAAGGGCAAACGCCCGCTGCGCAGCGGCGTCGTAGTTTCCGGCGCCAATGTCCTTGCCGAGATCGGCCAGCGATTGCCGCCTCCGGTCGTCATCAAACTGCTTGCGCAGGCCACCGATCGCGCTGTTCAGATTTTGGAACGCGCCGGAGAAGTCATAATAGGTCATGACTACTTGCCCCAGCTGTTATAGAGCCCGAGTGCGTTAATCAAGCTGCCGCCGGCGTTGACGCCAAAGTTGTAGCCGCTCGCTACATTTCCTTGCGCCTGCTTGCTGGCATTCGTCACCGCATTGATACCGGTATTCGTCGCGTTCCAGAGGTTGTTCTGCGACTGGCCCGAATAGTTCTGGTAGACCTGCGATTCATCGCGTCCCTGCGACTGGCTGAGGCTCGCGAGCGTGTTGCCCAGCTGGGTATCCCAACTGCCCTGCTGCGTGGCCGCGGCCTGGCCGCTGTCGGACAGCCCCTTGAGCTGGTTCTGCCACTCCGAATAGTCGGCGTCGGCCATGTTCTGCGCGCGGTCGCTGAGCGCCTGAAGAGTGTTGCCGGAACCGAGCGCACCCGTCGCTGATGCCTTGCGAGCGGTCTGATCCAGAGCTTGATCGACCTGATACTGATACCCCGGTGACTCTCGATAGGTCGCAACCGTGTTGTCGTATCCGTCCTGACCATTGAGGCCGAGACTATCGGTGTAGGCGTTGTTCGCCTTCTCACCGTTGTTGGCATAGGTGTCCAGCCGGCTGGAGCCCTGATTGTAGTAGGTCGTCGCGTCGTCACGCGCCTGGGTATAGCCCTGCCCCAGCGAGTTGAGCGAATTGCTCTGCGCCTGGTCGATCTGCGACTGGCCTTCATTCTTGGCGTCCTGAGCCGTGTTGTAGGCCCAAATGCCAGTGTTCCGCGCAGATTTGCCGGAGAAAAGACCCATGGCGATGTCCTTGTGATCAGTAGTAGGTGACGTCCACCGCGGCGAAGAGGCCGTCAGTTGCTACGACAGTCAGCGCACCAGTCCCGATGACGAAGCTGTTCGGCACGATCGAACTGCCGACAGTTCTGAGCCCGTAAGTCAGGCTGAAATTGCTCGGGATCGAGGTGACGACGAAGTAGCTGTTCAGCATGATCAGCGGCAGATATTTGCGGCCGCTTGTTCCAGTGAACCCTGTGGGGTGAGACTGTACGCTGACGATCTTGAGCGGCTTCGAGGAAGAGTGAAAAACCATCTCCCCCGAGGCATTCCACACCTTCAGTCCGAACGTGTCCGAAGGTGGAGACGTGAGGTAGTCGAACACCCATGCATAAGCAGTGTCAGACGAGGGAAATCCGCCTCCGAGGTAGTTGAAGCCCCAGCGGTAGGTCCAATAGGTCCCGTCGAATGCGGTGTTGAACAGGAAGGGCGAATAATTCGCACTCTCCATGCACATGAGGACGCGGGCGCCTGCCACCGTAACGTCGTGATACTGGATGCCGCCGCCGCTCAGGCTGACCGGGATCTTGCTGACGAGGCAGACGTTCCTGTAGTTCTCGTCGATCTGGACCGTGCCGGAGTCGTTATAGATCGCGATGCCTGTCGCCATCAGTAGACGCCGTACACGATGATGTAGTCAGCGATGCTCTGGCTCGTCGAGTAGAACATCGTGCTGCCTGAGAACGAGATGGAGACCGCGACACTGGTCCCGTTGAAGACGGTTCCACTGCCGTTTGTGCGGATAGCGATGTAGAAGGGCGATCCTGTCAGAAAGCCGTTGTCTACGAGTGACGAACTGCTGCTTGCCGGCAGGTAGGCATAGCCGAGAATGCGCGTCAGCCGGTCGGTGACATCGAGGATTAGATTTCCCGAAGCGTCCCAAACCCGCAGGCCATTCGCCATCAGATGCCCACGCCGATAGCGACGCGCAGGACGTTGCTGGCGTCATAGATGAGGATCTTGCTGCTAGGCTGGCCTGTCCCGCCCGACTGGAGAACGACAGGCACCTGAAAGACGAACGCGCTGCCCGTGTAGCCAAACACCGCCTGCGACGTTCCGCTGTCGGTGAACGTGAACTTGCTGGCCGTCATGCCGATCGCGGAATCACCGCCGCTCGTCGCCAGCATCTCCAGGCCAGTGAACTTGCTGCCGGCTGTGAGATAAATGCCGTACGCCGCCGTCGATCCGCTCGGGGCCGCCTTGGCCGCCAAGAAAATCTGGCCGTTCGCCGTGGCGTTGTTCGCCTTCGCATCGACCGTCGTGATCGACGCTGCGAGCGCGGTATCACCATCGACGCGCGCGATCTGCTCGACCTCTAGCGCAGCCTGAAGGTCATCCTGGCCATCAATGAGTGTCGTGACCTTCGTTCGTAGGTCTACGACGTTGGCCCGCATCCATCCGAACAGCCCGGTGAACCAGTCGTGGAGCGAGGTGGTCTGTTTGCCGTTTTCGTCCGTGACCCTGATCTCGGTCGGGGGAACGAATGGCGGGTCCTGTTCGAGATCAGCCATTACGCGGCCTCACCAAACAGGCGCGTCGCCGTGGCGCCCATGAACGAGAAGTCCTGAGGGCCTTCCCATCGGAATTTCGCTATGATGCCGGCCTGCGTAGAAAGTCCCAGATTGGCGACCGCCATCGGCCACTTCTCGGCATCGGTGATCGAACGCTGAAGCTCGGTTGACCACGTCTTGCCGCCGTCATGCGACCAGCTCACATAGATCGTGATCGCAGCCTCGGTGAAGTCTGCGCTCAGCTTCGTCGCGATACGAGACGGGAAGTCCTTGAGCGGCCCGGTCTGGACGAAGCCGCCGATCGCCGCGCCGTTCTCGGTCAGCGTGTCGCTCATCACCAGCAGATCGCCGCTGAGAACGTCGCCGAAGACCCATTGGCCAGAGGAGACGAACGAGAGCTTCGCCCGCCAACGCGTCGCGCCAGTGCTGCCGCGCTCGTGCCAGCCCTTCGCCGTTACGTCGTAGACCCAGGAGCCGGCATCGCTCGACACAGCGATGAACGAACGGCCCTTCCAGACATAGGCCGAAACCTCAACCGTCGAGGCCGTGGAAGCCGACAGGAAGCGTTCGACATCAGGGGTCGAAACCGGGGATGTCTCATAGCCCGCCAGCGCCATGACGCGCCGATCGGAGGAGACGAAGAAGGTCGGGGCGTTCCAGCTGTCTTCAAACCCCGCCACCGCCATCGTGGTCAGCAGGCCCACCTGCATCACGGTCGGAGAGCGCTGGAGCGGGAATGGCGATGTGCCGATGTTCTTCCACGGCTCGATCGTGGTTTCGCCCATGGCATACGAGATGTTGCCGCGGACGATGACCCGGCGCAGGCCGTCAGACCGAGATTCCGCCGTCGCAAAGGACAGCGCATTGATGTCGGTCGAGTTCAGTTCGGAAGCGAAATACCGGCCATCTGCGATGCTGAAGAGCAGGAAGCCTTCAAGGAAGGTGACGGAATTCACATTGCTCGGCAGATCGGCATCCGGGTAGGAGCTGACAGCCGTCGTCGAGATCACATAGGCGCCGCCACTCTCGCGAACCGCCACCACGTCGGGCGTGGAGACACCGTCAGTGACCTTGTTGTTGCGGGCCAGGGTGACGCCGTCAGAACCTGGGATCGAGCCCGTGAGGGCCGTGGGCGTCGTTCCTGTGATCTTGTAGACCGTCGTGCCGAGAACGACGTATTTCACGCCGTTGATGTCGATGCCGCCGCGAAACGGCGCAGAGCCGCCGGTCGTCAGCAGCTTTGCCAGCCCCGGCGTCCGACGCACATAGAACCGATCGCCCTCAATCACGGGCGAGCAGTTGAAGTACCGGCCTTCACCCTCTCCCGGTCGCGATCCTGGCGTCGAGCTTTTGGCGAGGGGGAACGGCGTGCCGGGCATCAGAAGTAGTCCGCCCGCGCTGTCGTCGTCTGTTCGCTCGGCTGCTGCCGTCGGAGCATCGCCTCGGCATAGAGCATCCCTTGGCCATCCTCCTGGCCACCGAACGCGGAGACCACGGCTTGCTCGACCAAGCGCCCGATCCACTCCAGAGCAGCGTCGGGGATATCGTCAGGGTCGCCGATGTAGATGATCTGCCGGGCAGCGAGATCTGCCAGCTTTGGCGCGACAAGAGCCGCCACGTCATCACTGTCCTCAGTCATCGGCGCCTGCCCGGAGGCGCGGGCACGCAGGCGCCACAGGACGTAGCTGACGAGTTGCGCCTGCGTAGCCATGGTCAGTCTTCCTGACCGGAGGCCGGGGCTTGGCCGGCATCATAGCCAGCGAGCCACTGGACCTCTTCCTGCTTGCCGCGGTAGGCCGGGGGGATAGTGCGCCCCTTCCCAGCCGCCGCAGCTTCCGCGCCCTTGTTGTAGGCGCGGCTGTCAGCGGGCTCTGGCTCGGGCGGTTGCGGGTTGGCGTCTGAGGCCTCTTTCTCCGCCTTCTTCGCGTCCTTGTCGGACGCTTTGAAATGCGGATGACCGGCCAGCTTCGAGATCGCCGCGTCGTCGGTCACTTCGACCGACTTGTTGACGGGGAAGTCGATGCCGAACTGGCGGGTGCCCTTCGGATCGGCCGCGCCGTCAACGCCGATGTACGTGAACCGTGCCATTTGCCCCTCCGGTCACGCGATGCGGGGCAGGTATGCGATGCTCACAACCCCGGCGCCGGTCGTCGCCGCGGTGCCAGAAAGGGCAACAGTGGCCGTGAACGTCGTGTCAGCCGTGACCTTGTAGGAAACCACCTCGTCCAACGGCACGAATGCCGCCGTGCCGAGCGCAAGATCGGTCCCGTACAGGTCGTCGTCGGCAGTCGTTCCGATGTCGAGCACATTGGTCGTGCCGGCATTGAACACGGTGTTGACAGTCGCGCCGGAGAGCGGCTTGAGGATCAGAGCGCCGGCGGGAATCGTACCGATCGTCAGAACCTTGCCGTTGTCGTTGAAGGTGAAATCCTTCGCGATGTAGTGGACGACGTGTTCGAACACGTCGCGCGCGGGCTTCGCGTTGTTGAGCGCCATGGCTCGTTCCTTTCCGAATTGTCAGGGAGGAGCGGGGCGGCGTTCAGGCCGCCCCGACTGATCAGTCAGCAGCAGCCGAGAAGAAGCCGGTGACGACGCCCCACTGCTTCAGCGAGGTTCCGTCCATCGGATGCTTCTTGAACATCTTGCCGACGCCGTAGGCCATGGAGATGCCGCGGCCGTCGACGAAGCCGTAATCGTCTTCCTTGCGGGTGACGGGCTTCGCCATCTGGCCCCAGCCGAGAACCGCTGCCTGCTGGCCGGCCAGGAACACCGGCTCGACTCGCGAGGACGAGTTGCCGGCGGTCTTGAGGTCGGTCCAGACGTTCGACACGTAGGTCGAGATCTGCGGTACCTTGCGGATGAGCACATTGCCGTACTCAAGGTCGCCGGGGCGAAACAGCGGGTTGTTGCTGCCGCGAACCTGCGCATTCATGTGGACCGTCTTCAGGTCCTCATACAGATCGCGATAGGTGTTGGTGCCGACGAAGAGGACATACGTCTCGTAGCCATCCCGCAGCGAGTACGGGCGGATCGAAGGCGAAGCCTGTTCCGCGATGCGCTCCAGAAGCGACACCGACGAACCGGTCAGCTTGTCGTTGGTCGTATCGACGTTGCCGAGCGCGGTGGCGAAGGTGGCGTTGTAGTTGGAGACGGCATTGCCGAACAGGATGCGGTCGGAGTTGGCGGCGCCGAACGCGTTGCGCTGAGTGGCGGTCGAGGCTTCCCAGCGGATGCCGTTGACCCGATCGCCATCATCGGACGAGTGCGCAACGGGCGAAGTCTCAGACGGCAGCGCCATGAAGGCTTCGACCAGCTCGTCGCGCTGAAGCTCGCGGCCCCAGTCGGACAGCATCGGCCGTGCTTCCTCGAAAACGAGGCCGTCGTCCTTGTGCTTCTCCGCATCAGTCGAAACGACCGCATGACGCGCCCAGTCGATCCAGAGGCGCATGCCGTAGTTGTCGATCTTCTCCTCGTTGCCGACGAGAGGACCGCGCCCGACACCCTTGCCCGTCAGCTTGGTGACGAGCGGGATGTTCATCACTTCGCCGCCCTTCTTGGGCTCCTGGCGAAGGCGGATGATGGCATTGAGCCCAGGCCCCATGAAGGGGCTGAACATGTTCTGCCGGATGAACTCGCGGTTGATGTCCCTCGTGAACTGGACGAGGTTGTTGTTGGACTGGACAGTGGTGACGGCCATCGCCGTTTCCTTTCAAAGGTCAGCCACCACCGCGCCCGGACAACAAAAAACCCGCCTTGAAGGGCGGGTTCGTGCGGTCTGGACTGTGGCTAGCGGCTAGTTTCGGAGTGCGTCAGCGAAAAGCGCCGCGTCCGACAGGTCGGAGATGCCGGCGCCCGCATTCTGGGCCGCGGCAGTTGCTCGGCTGAGCGAAGGCGGCAGGTTGAGGAGAGGCTTGTCGCCATTGGCTGAAGCCGTTTGGCGGGCCTGACCTGTCAGTTTCTCGACGAGTGACTTCGCGAACTCCGGATCCTTGGTCAGCCGCTCCTCAAGAGTGCGGGTGAAGAAGGCATCCGGATCATTTCCGACGCGCTGCTGCACCTGAACGCTGCGATGCCAATCCACGAGAGACTTCGCCTGGTTCAGCGGGTGGCTGTTCATGATGTTGGTGTATGCAGCGCCAAACGCAGCCCGGTCCTGCTGCTTCAGCTGTGCAAGCGCCTGAAAGGCCTCGTCATAGGCTTTGGCGCCCTCTGGCGTGGCCTTGGCGAGTGCTTCTCCGACAGCCCCCATGATCACGCTGTCCCGCTGCCCAAAGAAGGCTTCGGGGTTCTCGAAAAGCGAGTTGAGAGGGTCGGGTTGCTCTTGCTGCTGAGCCGGCGGCTGCGGCTGTCGCCCCTGAGACATCACCTGCCGGAGCATGGCGGCTGTCTCGTTTGCGCGGCGCTCTGCCTCTTCAGCGCGGCGGATCGCCTCATCACGAGCGCGGGTAACTTCCCCGAAGCGCTTGCCGGGCACCGGCTGCTCGCCGTTGTCCTGCTGTGGCTCACTCGGGTCGGTTGCCTGCTCCTGCGAGGGCTCACCACCTTCTGGCGTTGCCGATGCGTACCTGCCGTGCGCGTCGCGCTGCCGGCCCGTCTCAGCTTCTGCCTGTGGCTGTTCAGCCGCCGGCTGTTCGGCCGGCTTGTCGTCGGGAAGAGCGTTCTCGAAAAGCTCCTTGTCGTCGAAACCTGACATGATTAGTCCTTCCTGCCGTATCGTGGCTGGTTACGAGATCGCCCCGTGTCGCGGTGGCGGTGCGGAAAGGGCGATAAGGCTGCCCGAGCCATGCCGTTACGTGGTCATCAACGGCGCCGTGTCGCGGTCGCCTACGATTTCATTCGGAAGCAGCGCGCTCCCGCGCCTGCTCCGCTTGCAGTTCCCCGCGCTGGATGGCGACGGCGTTCTGAACAACGCCCTTGTCGCGTTGCAGCTGGATTTGGGCGGCAGCTTTGACGCGCTCGATTTCCATTTGCTGCGCGGCCTTCTGCGCATCCAATTCCATGTCGACCGCGGCGCTTTCCCGCTTCATCTGGATGTCTGCGGCGTTCGCCTCGCGCTTCAGCATGATATCGGCCTGCGCCCGCTCGATCTGGAGCTGTGCGTCCTTCTGCTTGGCCTGCATCTCGGCTTGAAGCTTCATCATTTCGGGGTTCGGCTGTTGAGCCTGGGCCTGACGCGCCTGGTCGAGGATCGCCAAAGCCTCCTTCTTGACGCTTGCACTGAGCGGGGAGAGCTTGATCTTCAGCTCCGGCGGCGCCCCGTCACCAAGCGCATTCAAGGTGTCCAGGTTGTCCTGGGCCATGGTGATCGTGTCTGGCCCCTCATCCATGATGATATCGACATCGAGGCTGCCGAGGGCGTTAACGATGGCCGGGAATCCGGTTCTGGGGTCGGTGCCCAAGCCATTGACCTGGACGTACTGCGCCAGGCCTTCGTCGTCGGTGACGCGAATCCAACGCTCCGCTTTCCAGTGCTGCTGAGCCGCACTGAGAAGCGCGCGGTAGACCCGCAGTTTCCAGCCCTTATAGACGAGCATGTAGGGGCCGAGCTGTGATAGCCCCGCCTGCTGAAGGATTTGCAAGGCGCGGCCAGATTGATCCTGACCAGCCTCTCCAAGAAGAGCAGGGTTCGGGCCATAGGCTCGCAGCCACTGCATGCCGAACTCAAGAATTTTGGTCCATCCGGCCAAATCGACAGCTTGGTCTTCCGTCCGGATGTCCTGCGTCAGGTCACCCGACACGCTCTCGACCACGACAACGCCGTCTGGCTTGGCCCACTCGCGTCGGGTCTTCTCGACGTCCTTGACCGCACCCTCGCGCATGATGATGCGTTGGCTCGCGGCGATATGGCGGATCTTCGATTGGTTCGCGTTGATGCTGTCCTGAGGAGACCGCAGGTTGCGGACAAACCCGTAGCGGTCGCCATCCTGATCGATCGCAGCCGAGTACATGATGTACTTGCAGGCCGGCCGGCCCTTCTCATCCCGAAGGTAGCTTTTCCCTTCCATGAGGATCTGCGAGCCGGTGAAAATGGCCCAGCACCATTCGCCTTTGTGCTTGTACCAGCAATCGACAACGCGAATGCGCTGCCCTCCTTCCTGGGAAGCGGCAAACCATTTGTTGTCGCGGTCGCTGTCCGAAGAGAGCTCGTCTCCGCCCGTGCCAATGATCTCGACCCCTTCCGGGGCCAGGTCCACGACATCCTCTTCCAGCATCCACTTCCCGTAGCCCATGTAACGGGCATCGGAGAAATCAGACTTGAATGACCGCGGGTCGTAGAAGAACGAATCCGGGTCAACATTGTCGAAGCCGATTTCCGGGTCGCCGGTGTCGCCCTGCTCGAGAATGATCTCGATGCCAGCGAGGCCGTCAATAGCCCCATCCAAGGCAGCAAAAGGCGACTTCGCTGACCACTCCTGTTGGTCAAGGATGTAGCGCACCGCAGCGGTGGCCAGCTCTGCGCCCTCCTCGTGCTTGGGCGTGCGAGCATAACCCTTGGGGTCCTGCCTTAGCCGCTCGATAATCCCGACGATCCCGTTGATCTTCGGGGAGATCTCATTGAAGGTCAGCACCGGCTGCTTGCGACGGCGAAACTCTGCCTGCTGCGCAGCCGTCCACTGAGAGCCATGGTAGTAGCGCCTGGCGTCCTTCTGCTCGCTGATCTCGTCACGCTTCTCTTCGAGATAGCTCGTGTAAGCGCGCTTGAGCCGTTGGAGAGACCAATAGCCGTCCGTCCGCGTGACGATTGGCGCGCGACGAGGCGCATCCCCCATCACGAAATCGGCGGTCATCTCTGGCATCAGACGGTCATCCATTCATCACTCGACGACGAGTCATCTCCGGCGCCGCGGTAGTCGCTGGCCAGCTTCCGGGGCTCGTCCGTCTTCGGCTTCTGGCCGTTCAGCATCCTGTCGAGCAGCTGACCCACTAGCCCCAGAGCATCGACCTGGTCGTCATGGACGCCGGCCGGAAAGCGCAGGCACTCGCTGATCAGATCGCTCCTGAATGGCGCGTCAGCGGCGATGTAGAGGCCATCCAGGGCCATGCGCCCGCGGATTGATTGAGCCCGTACTGCCTTGTCTCCGCGCGTCGGGAACTGCTCGCGATAGCAATAGGCTTTCCGCTCTCGTGCGCGCTTCTCAAGGAACGGCCCGACGCCCGCTTTGATCTGGCCTGTCTCCTCGGCCCACCCCATGGGCTTCCACTTCAGGACGAGATCGCACCAGGCCTCTACCCAGACATCGGACGCCGCCTGCTGGCGCCAGACATCGAGGAGCCACATGCGCCCATCAGGGTCGATACCGACGACGACGTGAACCGTGAAGTCGCCGCCGTCAGCCGTGACCGCATAGTCGGACGCGCCGTAGATGCGCATCTGATCCTTTGGCGGCAGCGTGCCAGCCCTGAACCACTCCGTCTTGAAGTAGTCGCCTTCGTCCGGTGTTGGTGCCTGCTGATAAAGCGCGGACCAGTCCCGCGGCGGGAGCGCTCGCTTGATCCTCTCCAGCGCCTCGAGGTCGTATTGTTCAGGCCAGAGCGCTTTGCCGGCCTTGTCGATCGCTGGCAGGTCTAGAACGACCCAGCCCTCGTGTTTGTGCTCGGTCTGGAGCCAGCCCGACAGATCGTCTTCATGCCAACGTGTTTGGATCAGCACGACCCGGCCGCCTGGCATCAGGCGGGTGTAGGCCGTCGACGTGTACCAGTCCTTCGTCTTCTTCCGGATGACCTCGGATTCCGCGTCCTCGCGGTTCTTCACCGGGTCGTCGATCAGCAGAAGATGAGCGCCGCGGCCAGTGAGTGGTCCGCCTACACCGACTGCGTAGAAGGCGCCGCGCTGGTTCGTCGCGTGCTCGATGCCGCCGGCTGCCTCCTGAATGTGGAAGCGCTTGGCGCTCTTGCTGTCGTCAGCCAGCCCCACGCCGGGGAAAATGGCCTTGAACCCGAAATCCTCGATCTGGTTCTTGACCTTGCGCCCGAAATCGTCAGCCAGGTCTTGCGCGTATGTGGCCGTGACAACGTAGTGGTCTGGGTTCCTGCCGAGATACCAAGCCGGGAAGAACTCGCTCGCCAGCATGCTCTTGCCATGCCGAGGCGGCATTGTGATCATCAGGCGGGTGATTTCTCCCCGCTCGACTGCCTCCAGATGCCTTGCGATCAACCTGTGATGCGGCGCGTCACGATAGCCGGGCCACTGGTACGCCGCGTACGCAATGAGGCGAGAGAAGGCGTAATCTTCAGCTGTCGGCGCGAGTTGCAGCTGCGACCGCGGCATCACGCTGTTCCTTGGTCTGCGTGGTCACATCAAGGCCGCCTGAGAGCGTAGTGGCGGAGAGATCAGGCAGAACCTTGCCAAGCAGCTTCGTTGCCGCAGTGACTTGCGACGCATCCATAATCGGCTTGTCGGAAAGGGCGTGCTTTGTCAGGCGGTTGATGAGCTGACTTGCCTGGATCTTTTCGCGCACCGCATCGGGGTGCCAGAGCTGCTTACGGGCGGCCATCTTTCGCCTTGTCCAACTCTCGCTGCGTGGTGAAGCCGAGGATGATCGTGAACTCCTGGCCCTTCGTAGCGTCGTGCTGCTGGAGCTTGGGGTAGCTGTCCGATGTGAAGACGTGGAAGCCGACGATCTCTTCGCCTTTGCGGCCTGCCTGCTGATGAAGGGATGCCTTGGCGTTCTCAACCTTGTCGGTGTCGCAGGTGGCGTATTCGTATTTTGCCATGGCCTGCTCCTGAAACGAAGAACCCCGCCGGCTAGGGCGGGGCTGAACTAGTTCCATTTTGGAACTAGTTGAATTTCATGCGGGCCGGGCGCTACTCCGGCTGTGGCAAGGCGTTGGTACGCCCGCGCTTGCAGCATTCGTCAGGAATCTCGCGTAGGCTTTCGCCCCCGGCTTCGGACGGCGCTATGGCTACCTGACCGTCCACCCTTGGGAAGGCTGGCCACCCAGCCCGCTGCTTTGTCCTCTCAGCGTGTCTGCTTTCCACGCCGCCGCATGAAGTGAATCGCCCGGTCTAAGCGGCTCTAGAAGCCTCTGCTGAGTTGCGAGCACAGCATCTCAAGGCGCGGGCGAACTCTGAAACCTGTACGCTGGGCGAATGAGCCCATGTTCATGATCGGCATACCGTTTCGGGGGCGAAACGTCAAGAGCCCTCGCAGGCCTGGCGATACTTTTCCCACTGAGCATTCATCCGCTTCTGCTCTGCGGCCGCCCATCGGTAATAGTCGATCTCGATCCTCTTGCCGGCCGACAGACAAACGTGCAGCGTACCAAAAACCGGCTTGTCTCGCACGAGCTTGCGGCAGTATCGACACCTGTGACGTTCCATCACGCAATCCTCAGCCTGTTCGCGATGACATTGAGCGCGCAGCGGAAGGCGCCCATAGCTGCGTCTCCCTCGATCTCCTTGTCCATAACACAGACCCGAGTGAGGATGGCTGTGCCCTCGTAGAGCATGCCACTGTCAGCAAGCGCGTCCTCCATCTCGGAATAGGCTGACCGGACAGAGGCGATGGTCTCATCGTCAGGATCTGCGCCTGATCCAGTCGAGAACGTGCCGACCATGTTGGCGGCGATGCTGGGAAAGCGCGGCAGGCTGCTGGTGACGATCGACATGTGGCGCACGGTGCGCTTGGTGAAGACCTCTGCGGCTTCGAACTGGCGCTGATCGATCATCCCGCCTAGCAGCATGCGGCCATAGGCGAATCCGGCCAGGTGCGAGCGTTCGCCGCGACGGTGGGGCTGGGCAAGGACGGTGGCGACGATCTTGTCAGGCCTCTCACCTCGGTCAGCATTGACGATGCGCCCGTTGCCATAGCGGCGGACGTTCTCGCGGCGACGTGGTCCGGCTTTGGCCATTATGCCTTCTCCTTGGGTGTGGGCGGTGGAGGGAGGGGCGCGGGCATCCAGTGGGTGGGGCAATCTGGGTGGCCGGGCTCGTATTCGAACTCAAAGACGCCGTGAGCTGTCCCCAGCCAGAGCCATTCTCCATCCCAGAAGCCGAGGCCGAATTTCTCGTCGCGGTCACCATCGAATGTGTGCTCAACGCCATTCTGATCGTGCCAGCGACACAAGGCGCTGTAGTAGAGCACCGTCATCGGCCGATCTGGCTCCTCGGTGATCGGCCTCCACCCTGTCTCGTCCGTCATGGGGTTGTGTCCTTGAATTCCCTGATCCGCTCTGCAATTTCTTCGAACTCAGCCGGCGCGATTTCACCTCTCATGAATTTTTTCGTGTCGAGAGGGCCGTCATCCATCATGCGCGCCGCCTCCTCCAGCTTCTCGTTGCAGGCTTCTCGGATGGCTTGGGCGATAAGAGGCTTGGCGAGCATGGCGCGCTGGACGTACCGATCGCGATCAGCTTTCGGCATCTCCACCCAGCCGCGCTTATCGAACGCAGCCTCAGCTCGCGCCAGCGCTGCGCAGATGCCCTCAGCCTTGTCCTCATGGGATAGGGTCATGGGCGGATACCCTCGACCCACGCAACCAGGATTGCGGTTACGCCTGCGACGATGAACGCCCGCCATATCGCGGTTCGCGCTTCGCCGTTGCAGTCAGCTGCTTGCTGGTTGCCGCCCTCCAACCCTCGCCATGCGTGGGAAAGTCCGCGCATGAAGCCAGCGTGATAAAGGCTGCCAACGACCGAGAATGCCCCTGTAGCCAGAAACAGAATGGCCCAGCCGCTCATCTCATCGTCCTCCGGTATCGGTGGGGGTGGGGCGGTGTCGCTTGAGGTCGGCCTTGAAATTATCGAACGACGACGAGTAGGCTTTGTGGCCGCCGATTTTTTGGGCGAAGACCTCGGCTTCGGCCAAGGTGGCGAATAGCCTTTCCTCTCGCCGGGTCGTGCCCCGGCTGACCGACACGTTTACCCCCCGGTAAGTCTTGGGGTCGGGCTCGTCATAGTCGACCGACAGAAAGACGAATGGCTCGTCGCTGACCGGAGAACGGGGCGCGTCTGTGTAGACCTGATTGAAATCCTCAAGCCTGCTCATGTCCTGTCCCTCTCTTGGTTTTGAAGGGGGGATTTTGGAGTGGCATCCGCGCGCTTCCGGCCAGAACCGATGACATCCAGCACCTCGTGAACCGCGTGGTCTGCCATCGAGAGCAGTGCAGCCAGTTCGCTATCCGAGGTCTGCGAATGGTTTTCCGGTCGCAGCATTTCCATGGCGATTGCCGCGCTAGTCAGCGCTTGGACCATCGCTTCGCGCTCGGCTTCCGACCGGCTGTTGAAGTGCAGACCTGCGCTCATGCCGCTTCCTCGTTCCTGGGGAGATGGGATGGGTTGAAGGCTGCGATGAATGCAGCCGGGATCTTGCAGCAGGGATGTCCGGGAGGATCACCCCACATGCCGGGCCAGTCGTTCTTCTCGAACCAGCGCGTCAGCTTGTTGCGCCACTCGGTTTCCGGGTCCATGGGCCTTGCGATGGATGCAGGCTTGGCCGTGTGCGCCTCAGCTATCGGCTTGTCGAAATAGGAAAGCGTCGTGACATGAGGCTTCCGGGCTAGGCATTCGCGGATCGTCGCGATTATCAGATCGGGCCTGTATCCCTGCGCAATCCATCGCTCCGCTCGATGCGTATCCGGTACGAGCGTCATCGACCCCGCTGCGGAGAATGCCTTGACGATGTCGATTTTCAGCTTGGCGATGGGATCGACCATGGCAGCGCTCGCGCGCGCTACTGGTTCTTGATGGTTAACTGACGGTTCAAACGTAGTGAGCCCGGAAACTCCTTCCGGGGGTGGGGAAATTGTTTCCGCCTTTTTGGAAGCAGTTTCCGGGGGTGCGGAAGATTTTTCCGGTTGCATGATCAGGCTGATCGTATCGGTAGCGCGGCTGCCGTCCGGCCTCCGGCGTTCGACGCGGTTGATGAACCCATTTTCCTCAAGCAGAGCCATCGCCGTTCGAACTGATCGGTCAGTCAGCTCGGTGTCGGAAGCGATCCTTCCTTGAGACGGCCAGCACTGACCGTTCTCGTCGGCATAGTTGGCGATGGCCACAAGGACAGACTTTGCGGACGACGAGCCCACTTTCTGCGCCAATGCCCAGCCGATGGCTTGAACGCTCATCGCCGATCTCCATGCCATCCAGTGACGATCGAGCGGGCCGGGTCGCACCAGAGCGTGCATTGGCCCGTTGAGCCTTGGCGGGACTTCTCGACGCCGACCGAAAGCTGATTGCGGACCACGTCCATGCGATCCAATGCGGTAGGGTCTCCGGCCAGATAGTCCTTATCCCGCGCCAGGTAGTAGGCCTCGCGGTAGAGCATCAGGACGGCGTCCGCGGCTTCCTCGACCTCGCCAGATGCTCTGAGGTCAGACAGTTGCGGACGCTTGTCGTCGCGCCCCTCTACGCCACGGTTGAGCTGGCTGCACAGGACGACAGAGCAGCCGAGCTGCTTGGCCATGACCTTCGCGGCATTGGCGATCTCGCCAAGCTCTCCGACGCGGTTGCCCTGATAGCGCGCCGTTGGCTTCACGATCTGGGCATGGTCTACGACGATGAGGCCCAGCTTCTGGCCGCTGCGCTCGAACCGTTGCGCTACCTTGCGGGCAGCAAGGTTGATGTCCTGAATGCCCATGGCCGGCGCGTCCTCGATCTCCATCGGGACGGCGCTGAAGTCCTCCTGCACGCGCAGGAACCGCTCTAGCTCGTCTTCTGTGATGCGACCTGAGAGGACATCGCCATAGGAAGGGGCTTTGCCGCGCAGCCGCGAGCAAACGACGCGGGCGGCGATCTCGGTGGATGGGACCTCAAGCGAGAAATAGACGACTCCATGTCCCGCGAATGAAAGCTGTGCAGCAAGGGCAGACGACATCATGGTCTTGCCGGCGCCCGTTCGACCGGCCAGGATGATCAGCGACCCCGGTGCAAGACCTCCCATGGGCAGGTGCTTGTCGAGATCGGCCCAGCCGGTGCCGGGCGGCCTCTCGCGAAGCCCCTGGATCATCTCCTGTGCCTCGCGGCCTACGATCTCGGAAATCTGCTTCAACGACCCGCGACGCGAACCGGCGCGATCGAATGCGCCGTCTCTCAAGCTATCGACCGCATCAATCAGATTGCGGGACAGCGCGATGGTGTCGGATGTCGCAGCCTCGGAGCGCGCGTGATCGGCGTTCTGGATGAAACTGCGGATGACCCATGCCGACTTCACGAGATTGGCGTACTCGGTCAGCGAATGGGCTGTAGCGGCCTCAGCAAGGATCTTGGCGAGGAAGGCATTGTGATCCGCCCCCGGCTCTACGACGACCGACGCGCCGCCTTGAAGTACGGTGCGGTGGTCAATAGCGCCGCCTCGCGCCACGATATCGGCGATGCGCTGCCAGAGAGCACGACAGCCAGGGTCCGCAAAGTGTTCTGCCTCGATGCCCGTCATCAGGACGCGGCCAACTGATCCCGCATGCAGGATCACGCCGCCAATGAGCGACATCTCGATGCTGGCGATCCCATCGCCCCAAGCCTGATAGGCGTCGAAGTGCGCGTTCATCGAGCGGCCTCGCGATTGCGCTGCTCGGCCATGCGAAGTCTCGTGCGCTCGACAAGGAGCGCGGCGGCATAGCCGATCGGAATAGCGGTCTGCCCCGGCTCAAAGCCGAACTTGCGCCGTGCCTCTTCCTCGCGACGCTTGAGCAGAGGCTTGGTCATGTCGACAACGTTCGTCATGCCGCCTCCTTCGTCTCGTAGACGAACACGCGACACATGCCCTTGGCGATATCGGCAGAGCGGCTGATCGAAGCACTGCGCGTATGCCGATCGTTGGCGATGATGCGCGCCGGCTCCGCGAGAAAGTCGAGCAACGGCTTGATCATGTTGTCGATGTCAGCCCGGAGCTTCACAGGCATAATGATCTGCACGTCGAAAGCGCTCGGGAAGAAGGGAAACCCTCCTGCCGGCTTTTGCTCCCAGAGGCGGCTAAGAGCGTCCTCCCGCCAAGCTTTGTAGCGCGGGTTCAGGTACGTCCGGCCGGTGCGGGTCGTCCGCCAGATGCGGTTCGCCGATACCGGCTGCGGGAGATCGAGTTTAACGACCTTCAATGTCGCATCTCCTCAACCAAGCCAGGTTGGGAAATCCGCCCCTCTCGGATCATCTTGCGATGCACTTCGCGCCAACGATCTGCGCCAGCGTCATCGGTGAAGACTGTTCGGGTTACGATCCGAAGCGGCTTGGGCTCGTCAACGACTGCCTGGAGACTGATCTTGGGCAGGCTCGGCACGTGGCGCGAAGGCTTATCGCCATAGGATGCGACGACTGCTGCGTCCAAAACCTCTGGCTCAATGAAGGCGCGCTTGCGCTCTCCGTTGTACGACAGGCGCGCCTCTGCGCGCCGCTCGATCTTGCGAAGCCGCCGGCGCTGGGCCGAAGCCGGATTGAAGAAGTCGATGAGAACGGTTTGCGACCGCCCGACAAGCCGGGCGATCTCTCTCGTCGGCTTTCCGTCGGCTTTCAGCCGTCGTGCTTCGTCATGCCATGGCGCGCTCATTTACGCCTCCCCCAGATCAGCAGCGAAGTCCCTCGCTCGCTGAGCCATTCGGCGCAGGCGTGAAATCTCTTCCCGGTGAAAATCGCCATCATCCGCAGCCAGACGGGCCGCGCGGATCTCCAGATGACTCGCATGGTCGTGCATGTCCTTGGTCAGAAGCCGCTCGGAAATGCGGGCGCGAGCTGCTTCGAGCTGATGGATTTCGTGTGCCAGGATCGCCCGCGCTTCCTTGTTCCAAAGGGCGCGGCAGCGACGGGCATTCAGGCCGACATAGGCAGCGACGCGCGGCAAAGCAGACTTGAGCGGCATTGCCGGAGCGACGAATTGGACGATGGCCCCGAGGTGGGATCGGGCCTGGATAGCGAAGCAACTCATCTCATCTGAACCTTGTCTAGAAATTCCAAGCTGGGCTGATTTGACCGACATCTCGGCTGTTCCTTTCGCGACTGTGAGGACGCGAAGGGGGGAGACGAATGGTCAGACTCGATGTTCTCGTGAGGCAGGTCTTGGCGGACGCTCGCGAGAAGATGGACAAGAGAAAGGCCGGGGCCGGCGATGA